GCGACATCGTTGCCGCGTTTGGATCGCTAACCGGGATAACGTCTACCCGATCGTCAAAGTCCTGCGATTTAACATCTTCTCCGCCCTGTGTTTCATACGGGTATACAGGCTCATCGTAATCGCGGATGATGTTTGAAAGCAGTTTGAGTTCTTGCCGCAGCGAGGCATGAAGACGTGCTTGAATTGCACTCATTACCTTCATCGTTCGCTCAAGAATTGCTAGTGTTGTGCCAACCGGGGCCTCGGCATTCATGTCCGCGACCTTCATGTCAGCTAGCGAAGCAAATCTCCTGCCTTCCTCAACGATGTTGTTAAGAAGCGTATAAAGAACTGCAGAAGGTTCTTTGTACGGAAGGAAGGTAATGTTGTCTCGGATGCTGCCTCCCGGGACATCGACATCGCGAAACTCACCTGGAGCAATCGGCGTGTCGTCGCCTTTAATGCGAAGGCCTCTAGCCTTCAAGCCACCCGGGAGATTTGATAGCGTTCCCGCGTCAACCAACTGCCTTAATATGCTCGTTGCGCTTTTTGCCAACCCACCAATCAAGTGAATCAAGCCGAAAGCATAAAAACCCATTCCCGGGAGGTAGCGATAGTGAACAAAATGGTCTCGCTTTTTCTTCTCTGGGTCTTCCTCGCTCCAGTTCTTGCGGACAGCGAGGATCTTTCTAGAACCCTTATCGATCGTCACTACGTAGGGCAGCGCAATTCCTGTCGGCTCCCCGTCTTTCATATCTTCAAACCCAGGCAGATCAAGGTCTACCAACATCTCAATTAAGGTATAGCGATTGTCACTTTCGTAACTTGCTACCACGCCTGAGAGTTTGTCTTCCTTTTCTTTAATCTGGCTGATGTCTTCTTGCGGATCACCAAGATCAATATCTCGATAGAACCCACCAACTTGAAGTTTACGGATATCGTTCTTGGCTTTACGCATGACGTGAGAAACACGCTCTGCGGTTTCAAGATCGCTAACTCCGTAGGAAACTACAAGGTCTTCAGCGGGGACAAACATCGACACGGGACGCTTCAACTGTGGGTCATAGTAGACCTTTCGGAATGCGCTTCCCGCTAGTGCCAATGAGAAAAGCATCTTTTCCGTTTCTGATCGGTACTCGGTCATCTTCTCGGTGAGAAGATAATTCATGTAATCCTGTACCCGAAGTGCCTGTCGATCTTTATCCTGAGTCTGCTTTCCTACAACTACTACCCGAACAGGCCCCTGTGCAGGGAACATCTCGGTGATGGCCTGCGCCTGGAATCTAACAACCGCCTCAGTTAGCAGAGGGTGGAATACTCCGCAGGCCCCCGGCCAGGGTTCAGTTCGATCTTCAATTTTAAGTCCCAGGAGATCGAGTCCTTTAATGTAAGTTTGTTCCCAATCTTTTCTGGAGTTTTTGTCAGCTTCGTAATATCCGACAAGTTCATTGGCGAGACTCTCGAGTTCTGATTCAGAGATGACTTCAGCAAGATTGGCATAATGATCTCCAGAGTCAGCAGATGAATCTTCCCCGCCCATATCAATTTCAACACTGCCATCTTCATTGATCGTCATTGCCGGGGCTTCATCACCCATGGCAATCACTTCAATCTCCAAATCCGCGACTTGTGCATCGGGATCATCTGGAATCAATGGTGTGAGTGTCTTATCGACGGCCATGAATTACTTTACCTGATTGGGCCACCGACAATCCATGCATCGCATGTTCGATCGCCAGCGCACTTGAAATGAAAGAATTCGCAGTATCCAAGGTTAGATGCATCGATTACATCTTTGGCATTACTTTCATGCGGTTCATCGCCTGCCTCAATGCCCTTTTCAATGCACTGAAGCATCTGCGGAGTTTGTATAAAAGCTGCGCAATTTCCGCATCGTGATTTCTTGGCCTCTGCAGGGGACACCCCCCACATATCTGCCTTTGCCTGCCAAAACTTACGGTTCGGTTCATTCGGGTTAAGTGGTCCATAGCCATATTCCTCGATGGCATGGTTCCTATTTTTTAAGTTGATATGGACATCTTGTGTCGCAACAGGGCATGACTTTAGTCCTTTCTTGTAGGACTTGCGGATCTCATTAGCAATGATCTCACGCTTTGCAGATGCCATTAAATCAACTTCTTTATTGGCTTATTGGTATCAATGTAAATAAAATTTCCTTGCCTTATCTATAGGCACTAGCGAACCGTCTTGCCTTTTGTCTTTCCCTTTCTGGCAAGACCGTCAGCCACACTACGAAAAGAGCCGCTGCCAGACATTTTCTTGACCATTCCGCCTTTTCTGTATCCTAAATACTCTCTTCTAGCGCGAAGTTCTCCAGCATCAGGACCTTCTACGTATTTATCGGGATCAAAAGTTCTTTCAAAAGGGTCTCCAATGTTTGTTCGAACAAACTTTGACACTTTTCCTAACATAGAACTAGGAGGCGTGTTAACCGCTTCTTTGCTGTATTTTTCAACGCCTTTTTTATATCTAGAAGCATTAAAGCGTTTTTCTTCGTCTTTCTCTTTCTGAATCATTTCATCCCGTTTACGCTCGGCTTCTTCCCGAGCTTTTTTCATTTCACTTGATCTAATGCTACGCGGATTTTTCATCTTGATTTCCTTATTAACTTTAGTAGTAGTTGATACGGCGGCGGGGTAACTTTTCTATTGGCTCATCGGTATCAATAGCAATAAAGCCGCCCTGCCTAAATCGAAGCAATGCTTGTGTTGATGAATCGACAAGATCGTCATGTTCAGCGTTTGGAAATGCTGCAAACTCTTCTACAACCTCTTCTGCCCATCGGGTCGGTGGACACCAGACATTGCCGCTTGAGAACAAGTCACTCACGGCATTGACTCTGGCCACCTTGTCATTTCCTCGAGAGGGGGTGTATTCCGACACCGGGATACCCATCGCCCGAAGTTCATAGATCAGAGGTGCGCCAGCGGCTTTGGCCTCCACGATAAACGCATCAGGCCTATATTGCTCATACATCTCGTAAGCCTTGCGTTTAAGCTCTGGGAACTCCATCCGTTCCTTGAATGCATCCAAAAGGATGATATGGGTTCCCATAATTCCTGTTTCGGGCATGGGGTACTTAAACACACCCCAAGTAGTACAGGCTGAGAAGTCTGAGGTTTGCTTTTTGGTAAAAGCGGTGTCCCAGGACTGAATGATAAAATCACAAGCCGGAGGGGCTTCTTTTTCCCAAAGCCTCCACCATTCACGCTTAACTAGCGCACCTTCTTCGGCGGTAGGGTTTTGCTGGTACTGGGCTGACCATTTTGCCACGGGCAGTTCAGCACGAATCGCTTCGAGTTCTTTTAGCGACCAGAACTCGGGCCAGAGTGGGTTGCCGGAGGGTAGTATGGCGGGAAGTTCAATAACCTCCCATTCATCGGTTCCGCCTCGTTCAATCGAGGACTTAATAACCCTGCCTGTTAGATCCCGCTGATGCCAGCGGGTCATCACGATGATAATGGCGCCACCTGGTTGTAGACGCTGCCTTGGCCCCGAGGTGTACCACTCATAGGTCTTGTTGTAGACCGAAGGGTCGCCTAGGGCGGCTTCCTGTTCAGAGTGCGGGTCGTCGATGATCAGAAGGTCAGCACCCTTACCTGTCACCGCACCGCCCACGCCGATCGCGAAGTACTCCCCTTTCTGATTGGTACTCCATCGCCCTGCGGCCTTGGAATCTTGCTGGAGGGCGACATCGGGGAACACCTTGCGGTAATCCTCAGAAGCGACCAGGTTTCTCACCTTGCGTCCAAAGCCCACTGCCAACTCAGCGGTGTGGGAACATTGGATGATCTTCTTGTTCGGATAGTTGCCTAGAAACCACGCTGGCAGCATGTACGAGGCAAACTCGGATTTGGTGTGTCGCGGAGCAATGTTGATGATCATCCGCTTGCACTCACCCCGAGCCACCTTCTCGAAAGCAAGAGCCATGGTCTTGTGATGTTCGCCTTCAATGAAGGCTGGCCACATCGACTTCACAAAGGGAAGAAACTGCCTCTGGGAAGACTCCCGTTCTTTGGCTTTTTCCCATTCATCCAAAAGAACCAGAAGCTCGGATTTCTCTTGAGCAGAGAGACCCGCCATCATGGATTTCAGAGCATCTACGGAGAATTTAATCAATCTCTTCCCTAGTAAGCCGCGCGCGTTCTTACGTAGATCCTACAGTAACTTAAGTGTTAGTGAGTACTTACGCTTGGGTTACATCCCGAGGGCCTCCTAAAAGGCCCGAGGGATAGAACACTCCAGGGGGTTCTAGGGGGAGTTATCCCCATTTTAGCATACTACCCCCCCTTGACAAGGAAAACAAGGGGTATTTTAGGGGGTAAAAATGGTACACAGAACAGGCAGTTACAGAAAAACATAGCGATATTTCAAGTTCACTGGATTATGTCAAGTTACAAGGGGGATTGTATAGACATAGATTGTATACACAAATTAAGTTATCCACAGGATATCCACAAGTTATCCACAGATACTGCCCACGGAAAGGGGGAACCCTAGGGACTCCTAGAAAAAAAATAAGGGGAAG